GGCTTGCTGGGTGTCGGAGGTGATCCTGCCGCATCGGCAGCGGCGCTTAACACCTATCGCGGCTCGACCGGATATCAAGACTTGCTCAACACCGGGCTGGGGGCGGTCAACGCGCAGGCTTACGCTGGTGGCATGGGTGACAGCGGTGCGACGCTGAAAGCGCTCCAGACACGCGGTATGAACCTCGCGAACCAGAACCAGCAGCAATACCTCGGCAACCTCAATACGCTGATCCAGACCGGCAATTCGGCAATTGGCAATGTCGCTGGCGTTTCTACTGCAACGACGCAGGCGAACAACGCGGCGCTTCAATCCGGCGCAGATGGCGCGAGCAACGCAGCGCTGGCCGGTGGGGCGGCGTGGCAGGGCGCGCTTAAGAACCTGACCAATGTTGGGATGAACTTCGCGTCTAGCTATGGCTCTCCCGCGCCCGGCTTCACGGCGGCAGGGGTCGCGAGCCTGAATCCTGGGGTGCAGTCGCTTATCTCCCAGAACCGGGGAATTTTCTGATGGCCGTCCAGTGGGGTCTTACACAGCCTCAGGGGGGCGGCTTCAATTATCTCGAAAGCCTCCAAGCGCTTGGCCAGCAGCAGCTACAGCAGCAGGCGATCCAACAGCGCCAATATGGCTTCGACCGTCAGCAGCAACAGGACGCGGCACGGACGACGATCGCGGCGCGAGCGCGGACGGGTGACTATACCGGTGCGCGGCAGGATGCGGCGCTCGGCGGAGACTTCGACTTTGCTAATGCGCTCGGCTCGCTGGATGACGACAAGATCAAACGGCTCGGCGTCGAGCTGGATGCGATCGGCACGCTAGTCCCGCAGCTTCGCGCGCTGCCGGCCGATCAGCGCGCCACGGTCGGGACAGCCGCCCTCGCCCGCGTCGGCTTCTCGCCGCAGGAATTGCAGGCGATGGACTGGACGGACGCTGGGCTGGAGGCGGCTTACACCATGTCCGCATCAGGCAAGGCGGCGCTGGCGGCGCGCATGAAGGCGGCGGAACCGCGCGTGGTCGGTGATGGCGGCGCGCTGGTCGATGGTGCTGGCAAAGTGCTGTATGAAAACCAGCGCGAGGAAAAGCCGATCTGGGATTCCGAGGGCGGCAACCTGATCTATCCATCTCGGTATAACGGCGGTGGTTCGGCCGCGCCCACTGCATCCGGTGGCGGGTCGCGCGCGGCCCGCAACAACAACCCCGGCAACATCATCGACAGTGCGTTCGCTCGCTCGCAGCCGGGCTATCAAGGCAGCGATGGACGCTTTGCCCGCTTCGCGTCGGCGGAAGCCGGTGCAGGGGCGCAGGCCGCCTTGCTCGGCAGCTACATTGATCGCGGCTTCAATACAGTCGAGAAGATCATCAATCGATGGGCGCCGCCAAGCGAAAACGACACCGGCGCATACGTTCGTAATGTCGCCAAGGCGCTCGGCGTCAGTCCCGGCCAGACGCTGGGCAAAGACGCTATTCCCGCCTTGCAGCGGATCATTACGCGCGTGGAAGGTGGGCCGGGCGGATCGTCGGCTGGTGGTAATAGGCCGGCATCGCAGCCCGGTGTCGTCAACGTCCGCCCGCCTAAAATCAAAGAAGGCTACCGGATGCTGTCTGCCCAAGAGGCGCAGCAACGAGGGCTGGACACCGACACCAAATGGCAGCTGGGACCGAGCGGCCAGATTACGTCGCTGGCGGCCAAGGGCGATAAACCGCTGACTGAGGGGCAGGCAAAGGCAGTCGGCTATCTGGAATCGGCACGCGCAGCAGCCATGTCGCTCAACGCCCTGCGAGGCTACAAGCCTAGCGAGATCGCGTACGGCCTAAGCGAACTGAGCGCCGGCAATCCCTTGAAGCGCAATCTATCGCAGGTCGATAGGCGGGCGCTCAACGGCCAGTTGGCATTCGCCACGGCGGTCTTGCGCTTGGAAAGCGGCGCGGTCGTCGGCAAAGAGGAGGCCGCATCCAAGGCACAGACGCTGTTCCCAATGCCCGGCGACGGGCCGGAGGTCCAGGCGGACAAACGACAGCAGCGTAATGCAGCGATCCGTGCGCTAAGGACCGCTGCTGGCCCTGGCGGCGCATCAGTTCCCAAGGTAGATTTAGTGCCCGACAAAGCTGGCAAGCCAGCACGCAGTGGGGCGATCGGGTTGGGTCAGTCCTCTAAGATCGGCGGGTTCACCGTCACGCGGGTAAAGTAATGGGCAAGTATCGCGTCGACACGCCAGACGGTCAGTCCTTTGAGATCGAGGGACCGGACGATGCTACGCAGGAGCAGCTTGACGCCGCTGTGCGCCAGGCAATCGGTGGGCAATACGATAGGAATCCGATCCAGCATAAGCCCGCCGATCCTGAGGATAGCCTTATCGCTGACGTCGGTAGCGGCGTGGCTGAGATTGGCCGTGGTGCGCTTGAAGGCGCGGCGAATGTGCTGGACCATGCGGCGGACTGGACGCAGAGCGGATTGAACGCGGCCGGGCAGGCCATCGCCGGATCAAACTGGGGTGATGTGCTTAACGGCGGTCAGAAAAACGATTTGGTCGGCGCCTTGCCCAAGCAGCGCGATGGCTTTGACACGTTGGGCGGCATCGGTCGTTTCGCTGGTGAAACTGCGGCATCCATCCCTCTTGGCCTGCTGCGAGGTGGCGCAGCGGTGCAAGGGCTGGCAACCGGAGCGCTGCTAAGTGATGGCAATGACGCGGCCAGCATTGGAACGGATGCCCTCGTCGGCGCGGGATCGGCTTTCGGCGCGAGCAAGCTGTTGCGCGGCGCGGCCGAGCTGGTCGATCCTGTGGTGGACGAAGGGCTGAAGACCCTTATCCAAGCAGGAACGCGTGTGACGCCGGGGCAATATGGGCGTTCCACCGGCACCAAGTTCGGCGAACGGCTCGCACGCACGGAAGACCGCGCGATCAGCACGCCCTTTGTCGGCGACCGGATCGTGTCGGATCGCAACCAGTCGCTGACCGACTTCGCTCGTGCGACGATCAACCGCGCCGTCGAGCCGATTGGCTTGAAGCTGCCGGAAAATGTGAAGCCAGGTCGTGGCGCAGTTAAGTGGGCCGGCGACAAGCTATCGAACGCCTATGACGCGCTCCTGCCCCGGCTGAGTGCGACTGGCGACGACACCTTCCTGTCCGAAATGTCGAGCATCCAGGACAGCGCGCAGATGCTCGCACCTGACCGCATCCGGCAGTTCAACTCGACGCTGGATCAGCTAGGGCGATACTTCCAGGGCGGCACGCAGTTAAGCGGCCAAGCGTTGAAGGAGATCGACACCCGCCTCGGCGAGCGTGTCCGGCGCTTCTCTGCGTCGAATGACGCCGATCAGCAGGATTTGGGCGATGCGTTTCAGGCTGTGCGTGATGCCGTGCATGGGATGCTGAGCCGGCAGAACCCACAGTATGCAGGCGAGCTGGCGAACATCAACACGGGTTGGAAGGGCTTGGTGCAGGTCGAGCGGGCGTCGGCGAATAGCAAGGCTGGCATCAGCCCCGCTGGCTATTCGCAGGCTGTCAAGCAGTCCAGCGATACGGTGCGGCGTCGAGGGTACGCCCGTGGTGAGGCATTGAACCAAGACCTGTCGGACGCGGCATCGGATATCCTGCCGAGCGAGATTGCCGATAGTGGAACGGCGGGACGCTGGCAGCAGTCCAATATCCCGTCGTTGCTGGTCGGCGCGGCACAGTTGCCGGTATATGCCGCCGCGCGCGGCGCTGTGCCGCTACTAACCCGCCAGGGGGCGACGTCGCCACAGCTTGCGCGCCTGCTTGAATACGGCGCGCGAGCAGCGCCCATAGCCGCGCCCGCAGGAATAGAAAACCTTCGCCGCTAGACGACGGCGCCACGGACGCGATGCGCGGATCGCGGAAAGTGTGAGAACGCTGGAGGCGCTGACAGCCGCAATGTGCAGAGTACTCGACATCCTTTCCCTATAGCACGCCCGACAATCCCGTAAAATACCCCTGTACCTATGCCTAATCAGGGGGCCGTCTGTGGCTGCTGTCAATATCCAGTTTCCGGGCAATCTGGCGCAGGTCGACACGGCGGCTGATCTTCGCGACATCCCGTCGTCGCTGATCGCATCCGGCACGCTGTACCTCGTCAGCGCGCTGGAAGGCGTTTTCGAATACGACAGCGGTTCGAGGGCAGCGGACGACGGCAAAGCTACCATTCGTCCAGCGGATCGCAGCCCCTTGGAAGCCGGCCGGTGGATCAAGAACGCTGGCGGCCTGGCGCGCGGTCCGCAAGGCCTGCCGGGCGAAGGGTTGGAAGACGTCATGGCCCCCGGCGGCTCCGCGCTGGTCGGCTACGACGCCCGCAAGACGGTCAAAGGCAAGCTCGATCTGATGGTCTATGCCACCGACGCGCGGTTCGCTGGTGGCGCGGTCGGCGATGGCGTGGCGGACGATCGCCCTGCCCTGCAAGCTGCGATCGACTGGCTGGCGTCGGAGGGCGGCGGGACGCTGATGGTGCCGGTCGGCACCTACCGCATGACCTTCGCGCTCGCACCGGATGGCGGCATCTGCTGCCTTGTGTTGAAGCCCGGCGTCTCGATCGTCGGCGAGAACCGGTACGCCAGCATCCTGCGCGTGTCGACCAATCTCGGCTTTGGTGCTGGCACCTATTTTCGTGGCATCTGCACCAACGGACGCACCGGCAAGGTGCTGCTGTCCAATTTCACCTTTGACGGCAACCGCGACGGCCAAGGCGCCTTCCGTGACGCCGGCAATGGCGGCAACATCGTGGTGGATTGCTCCAGCCTCGTTATCGACGGCGTGGAATCGATTAACGCCAACGGTCAAGGTATCCAGGCGCGCGGCGGACCGACCAACCCGATGGAGGTGGTGCGGATCACCAACTGCTACGTCGCCGGATGCAGCGGCTCGACGATCAATCAGGATGGCTCTGTCGCGGCCGAGTACAACGGCAATGGCATCGGCATCCAGATCGGCTGGGCCAAGGACTATCTCGTCACCGGCAACATGATCCGCGCGTGCAAAGACAACGCGATCGACACATACAACGAAAGTGGCTCGTTCGATGCGGTCGGTGGTGGCGGTGTCATTTCGGACAATGTGCTGCGTTCTTGCCGCGTTGGCGTGTTCCCGGAAACCAGTTCGCGGACCATCGTCTCGAACAACTACATTGAGGACATGAACGAAGCGGGGGTCGCGCTCAACCGCATCAATAGCGCGCCGTCTGCCATGGTCGTGAAGGACAACACGATCCGCACGACGCTGGTTGGCGTCCGCATCTCCGGTAACATGGAGAGCGCAACCATCCGGGGCAATTTCATCGAAAACATTACCGCTGTCAGCGGTGGGTGCATCGGTGTTTACAACGGCGCAAACATCCTGATCGAGGGCAATGAGTTCAAGCCGAATAACCCGGATATTCCCCTGATCCGCACCGGCGACAACCAAGCCGTCAACATGCAGGTCGGGCAGAACTATTTCTGGGGTACGCCCAGCACTGACCGTATGATTTTCATGGGCGCGGCGGACCATTTCGCCTTCAACACCTGGGGGCCGATGACGCCTATCAACAACGGGGGAAACGTACCCGCCGGTGAGGGCGGCACGATGTTCCGCAACAACGTCCGCTTCTCGACGCTGAAGATCAATGGCGCATTCGCTGCGAACGGCGCCGATCCGCGCGGCAAATACACCCTTCCGGCCGCTGGCACTGACCCCGCCAGTACCCAAGCTCTCGCCAACGCACTCGCTGACATGGCGCGTGCTTTCGGCTTCGCGTGAAGGACTTAGCATGACCAACCTCAACAAACTGCTGATGGATTACATGGTCGCGGGGGGGCAGTACCCGGCCACCTATCTGCGCGGCTATTCCGATCGCGGCCGCTTCGGCGTGCGCGGTGAAGGCGCGGGCATCCCGTCCGCTGAAGCCGACGCCTACGAGGCCGGCGGACGCGCAGCGCAGGCCGATCGCGCCACCTTCCCGAGCAAGGTTCTGTGACCATCCCCGAATGCGTGGCGGCGCTTTCCGCTCAGGAGATATGCATCATGGCTGACGATCCCACGACCCCGCCCATTGAGCCGATTGATCCTGACGCGGATGATGCGCGGCAGGAGGAGGAGAGCGGTGGCCACGGCCCGACCCTGCCCGGCAAGCCCAAGGGCAATGGGGGCTGAACCCACATATCTGGCGCTATGCGCTGCTGCCATCGTGGTAGCGGCGCACGCGCTTCCCGAGCGCCGCAACGCGGCCTTCGGGTTGGCTGTGCTTTGCCTGATGAATTGGGTCTTTGTCGGCTGGACCTATCGTGCCGACATGGACGCCGATGACGCGATCCAGCTTTGGGCTATCGCTGATGCCGCTCTCGGTATCTTCGCGATCCGCTACGCGTGGCGGTTTTGGCTAGGATGGACGCTTTGGGCGCTGACCATCATGCATGTGTGCTTCCACATCGGACACCTCTGGCTGCCCGACGAAACATACACTTTCTGGCTCGACGCGATCCTGCTCGCTGAGCTGGCGTGCTTTCTGAAGGTAGGTGGGAATGGGGTACGTGATCGGCTGCTTGGTGGCCTTGATCTTCGCTGGATGGTGCGCGCTGCCGGCGCGAGGTCGCAGCCGTGAATGACCAGAGCGATCATGCACGGCTGATTTACATCGCTATGGCGGCGCTGGCGGGGTCGGTGACGGCGCTGTCCTTCATGCCGTGGCGGACCATGCGCTGGTCAGAGATCACGATGACGCTGATCGTCGGGTCGGGCTTCGCCGCGTTCGGCGTACCCTATCTGGTCGGTGACCTCGCCGGGATCGAAATCGACAATCTGCGGGCAATCTGCTTCTTCACCTACATCGGGGCGACCGGGGCCAATGCCTTCGTGCCAGTCCTCATCCGGTGGCTCAAGCGGCGCCTGGAAAAGCTGTTGGATGCGGAGGAAGCCGCATGATGACGCTCGACATCCTCAATACGCTGGGACGGCTGCTGCTGACTCTGATCGTGATCGTGAAGGTCACCCGGTTCCGCGACACCATGAACGTGATTGAGCGCGTTTCGGCTGGGGTCATGGGCAGCGGCAGCTTCCTGACGATCGCCGTCATCTGGGAGCGTACCGGCAGCCCCTTCGAAGGCTGGTCGACGACCCTTCTGACTTACGGCGCCGTTGGCTTCATGTTCGGCCGCACGATCCGCGACTGGAAGCACGACTACCGCAATCAATCCACCATCTCCCAAGCTCTCGCTTACCTTCAGTCAAAGGGCAAGCTATGACCCGCACCGCCCTATTCGATGCGATCCGCCCCTACGCGCCCGAGCGTCGCTTCACCCCGGCGCACGTTAAAGCAATTGACGATCTGGCTGATATGCTGGGCGTGGATAAGGTGGGCGCTGACCCGCTGACGCAGCGCGCCGCAGCCGAACTGATCGGCCACGAGGCGATCGTGCTGGAGGCGTACAAGGACAGTGTAGGCGTCTGGACCTGGGGCATCGGCCTGACGGCGGCCTCTGGCGTCGATCCGCTGGCCTTCAAGGATAAGCCCGCCGATTTGGCGCAGGCGCTGAAGGCATTCGTCAATGTGACGCGACGCCGGTACGTGCCGGCTGTCTTGGAAGCGTTCGGCGGCCGCCCGCTGTCGGAGGCGCAATTCGCTGCGGCACTGTCATTCCACTACAATACCGGCGCGATCAAGCGGACCGAATGGGTCACGCTGTGGCTGGCGGGCCGGACGAGAGAGGCGCGGGCCTTCCTTGAGGGGCACTACCTCAACGGCGGCACGCTGACGGACCGCCGCAACAAAGAGGCGGCGCTGTTCTTTGACGGTCGCTGGTCGAGCGACGGGATGGCGCTGATCGTTCCGGTTGCCAAGCCCTCCTATCAGCCAGCGTTTTCGCGTGCCCGGCGCATCAGCATCACTAATCCACTGGCGGAGGCCATGGCATGACCGATCCGAACACAAACCCAATTGTCGTCAATCCCGATCAGACTATGGCGCAGCTTGGCGTGGCGGTGCGCTACGCAACCACGCTCGTCGGCGGCTATCTGGTCGGCAAGGGCTGGATTGACGGTGATCTGGTGCAGGTCATCGCCACTGCCCTGACCGCGCTTGTGCCGGCAGCTTATGCCGTGTGGCGGTCGCACCAGCAGAAAAAGGCGCTGGTCGCCCTAGCGACGGAAGCCCCCAATGGCATCGTCAAGGGAGCAGGCGCATGAACCTCGGCAACATCCTGAGGGGCGCGGTCCGCGCCGCCAAGCAGAACCCCGAAATCGCGCTGGCGGTCGCCGGCCTCGTCTCGCCCAAGCTGGTGACGAAGATCGCGCCCGTGATCGTGGCGGCGGTCACGAAGCCGAAGGCCTGACATGATGCGGCACATCATCACCCTGCCCGGCCTAGTGGAGGCAAACCGGAAGCTGGACCTGCTTTTGGCGGGGGGCGGGATCATTGTGCCACCCGATCCTGAAGCCCCCGCCATCACGACCCCCGCAGGCATCCAGAGTGACGGCACCCCCCAGGTCGGCGAAACCCTCACTGGCATCGATCCTGTCGGCAATGGCCCGATCGTCGCGCGTCGCTGGATCGCTGGCGGTGTCACGGTGGCAACAGCGCAGACATATGCGCCGACCGCTGCCGGCTCCCTCCGCTACGAAGCCGACCTGCAAGGGCCGGACGGCACGACGGCGACCAGCGGGTCGACGATCACGGTGGCGGCATCTGGGACTCCCGTCATCTCCTACGGCCTATCCGCCGATGGTCCGCCATCGACCGTGACGCCGGCTAGCGTGACCGTCACCGGCCCTGCCACGATCGTCGAAGGCACGGGTGGCGCGACACCCGCCAGCGTCACCGTGACCGGCCCGGCCACCATCACCGAAGGCAATTCATCCGCGTCCGTGGCCGTGACCGGCCCATCCACCATTACAGAGGGTAACTGACATGACCGCCGCCACGTACACCTTCACGCTTTCCGCCGCGCAGTCGTCGGCTGTCTCGATGGTCGTCGCGATGCGCGCCAAGACGGGATCATCGATTCCAGGCAATGCTTCGCGCTGGCAGGGCGGCACCATGCCGCAGGCCACGCTCAATTGGGCGGCTGGGGCGACCGCGGCCACCACGACGGTCAACACCGCTCCGAACAGCACCGTGGACGGCAATGCCGAGTACGAATGGTACAAGGTGTCGTCCACGCCCTCCGATCTCACGCTTAGCACGGCATCGCTGCCCACGGTGACGATCACCGACGACGACACCGGCGGCAGCACCGGCAAGACCTTCGGCCCCACGGACGGCAATAGTCCGGCGGCCTTTGATACCGAAGTCGCTGCAAATTTCGTCGAGTTTACGTTCCGCCCGAATGTCGAGACGATCGACCTTTTCGTGGGCGGGTCTGGATCAACGATCAGCGACGCGGCTGGCGACAGCGTGATGATGCGGATGTCGGCGGATAATTCGTGGACGGCCTATACCGTGCGTAACGGCAGCAGGTCGCAGATCGGTACACCGTACACCACGGCACCTTCGGACGGTCAGAAAATCCGATTCCGGCAGAATGCAGACCAAAGCGTCGACCTCCTTTTCGGGGGCACTGTGGTCAAGCCGTATTCCGCAGCCCAAGCGTGGCCATCGGCGGACGGCAAGACGCCCGGCACCTGGGGCCGTCTCATCACGACGTTCTCGAATGGCGGCTCCACCAAGGCCGTCACGATCGGCCCGGTGACCTGACATGGCGATCCGCAACATCATCGTGCCGCGCACGTCGAACCAGGCCGTGTCCTCGCAGGTCACGCTTCGCATCGTCGGCAACGGGGCCAACCCGCTGCTGGCGGGCGATTGCGTGGGCGACGTGCTGCCGGTCATCGTCATCAGCTTCGGGGCCAATGACACGTCCAAGACGGTCCCTATCCCGGTCAAATCCGGGACGGCGATCGGCAAGGGCTTCCGTGCCACGCTGACTGATCCCGTCCCGGCCGCGACGCTGCCGGCCGCGATTACCGAGACGGTCGGCTACGATGGATCGAGCGCTGGCGCGGCATTCTTCGCTGATCCCGTATTCGCCGAACCCATGTTCGCCTGAGGGGAAATCATGACCATCCTACCTCAATTCACCCCCGGCTACGTGGCCGATGGCGGCTCTGCACCGGGCGATGTGTGTGACACGCTCAATTTCATGCGGGGGCAAGGCAATACGCTATCGAACCTGTCCGGCCCACGTCGCCCCGCCAAAATCTTCACGGACGGTGACAGCCTGTCCGTCCAGATGGCAGGAATGGATCACCGCTCCGCGCTGTGGTGGGCAATGGCGATTCACTGGATCGACGTGACCTTCGGCGGCAGCCTCGGCGCGGGTACGTCCATGAGCGGCACGACCCGTGGCGGTGAGGCGGGGACCGAGCAATTCGGCATGACTTCCGAACTGCGACTGACCGATGCCGGCAATGCCTATGCGCAGGCCGTAGCCGATGGCTTTGCGCCGATCGTCATCGTGTCGGTTCAGACCAATGACAATTACGCGAGCGACAACGGCCAAGCCGGTGGACAGTCGACCGTCGCCAATGTCGAGAAATACTTCCTGCGGATGCGCGCCAAGGGGCTGGCGCACATGGTCATCAATGGCGGTGGACCGTCCGCACAGGGCGGTGGCCAGACACTGCGCCAGCGCGGCGTCGCCCTCGCCTATCGAGATTTGGCGGCGAAGTACAAGGGCCAGATCACCTTCGTTGATAACAGCACTTTGTTGGCCGCAAACGCAACAGACTACCGCGCTCTCGGCGGTCAGGGCGTCTATGGCGCAACCATGTACGACACAGAAGGCGAGAATGCCGGTCTACATTACAGCGCTCTTGGAGCCCGTGATATCGGCAAGTGGACTCTTGGCCCGAAGCTGCTGGAACTAATCGGCAGGCGTATCCCCTTGGCCGGCTTCATCGGTGACCATTACGACGCGACTTTCAATGTCCGTGGCCCGCTGATGGCGGGGCAGACGCGCTATGCCGGTGCCACGCTGCCCACCAATTTCGTCAGCGGCACGCAGACGGTGGTCAGTCAGGGCGACGTGTCCGATCCGATGGCGTCGGCGCTCTACGGGCGCACGGATATGCAGGCACGGGAGATCGTGCTGTCGGGTACACCGACATCAGCATGGTCGCTGTCCGTCAACCGTAGCCAGAACAGCAGCTTCGATCCTACCACCACGCCATTCATGCCGGAGGCGTGGGTCTATATCGACATGACCAATGTGAAGTGCCCAAATTTTGGGTGGGCCAGCGGCGGCGTCGGCGGTCAGACCGGGCGCGATTGCGATGTGATCCCGCACCTCAAGGAACTGCTGTGCCTGTATAACGGCAACACGATCACGGAAGGCAGCAATTTCGGCGTCCGTTCCACGACACTCAGCGTCTCGGGCATTGCCGGCAAAGAAACGGCTGGCCGCATCGTCTTCATTTCGGCCAGCGATTACCCGCAGCCGCCTCTCCCTGCCGCTTCGGCATAAGGACCACACCCATGCGCCACCTCTACGCCATCGCCGCGCTGGCGCTGTCCACCTGCTCGGGGCCGGCCTTCGCACAGTCCGTCAGCGGGTGCGGCACAGTCGCCATCAGCAAGGCATCCGCATCCAGCGCGGATCGCCTGTCGACCGAGGCGGACTGCTTCGAGAAGGTTGAGACGATCGCGAGCGGTGCCGCGGACGCGCGCCGTGCCCGCTTGGCTGTGATCGCCCCGCCGGCACCTCCGACGCCAGAGCCGACCACCTACTGGCTCGACTGCGCGGCAGAAGGCGGCACCTGCACCCTCCCCGTCGTGCGCCCGACACAGGTGCGCTTCGGCGCGGCGGGCGAGTACGCCTACCGCGAGGTGACCAATACCATCGCCTGTGCGATCAGCCCATTCGGCGGTGATCCCGCTCCGAACGTGGCGAAGACCTGCGCCTACGCCAGCCCGACCGCGACGCCCCCGGTGCCGGTCATCAGCAAGCCAACTGCCGCGCGTGATCGGCTCGGCGTCAATGTCGCCCCTGTCAGCTATTACGGCGGGGAACCGGTGTTCGCCAACCAGGCGATGGGTTCGCCCTGGCTGGAAAACTGGCAGGGGGTTTCGGCTGATCGTCTGCGGCCCGACGGGATGCCTCTGTCAGTGGAGCCGGGACATACGCTGACGCTGATCCTCGTCCCGCCCGTGACGGCGTTCACCAAGGGCGACACCACGACGCGCTGCACGTGGAATGGGACCGGCACGCTCGGCACCGGTGGCTATGCTGACGTTGTGAACACCGGTGCGCACCAGATGACCTTCAAATGGCGGCCGCAGGACAAGCCGTATGCTTGGCTCGAATTGCGTTCGTCGAGCGCAGCTGATCCGGTACGCGATCTGGATTGCCGTCAGCCCGCCGACGGCAACGCGCTGTTCGCGCCCCAGCTTCTGCAATATCTGAAGCCGTTCGGCGTGCTGCGCTTCCTTGATCAGTCGAGCGCGAACGGCAATCCGTCTGCCGTGACCTGGGCGACGCGGGGCAAGCCGGGCGGGGTCGCAATCAACGGCAGCGACGGGACCGCGCTGGAATATCAGATCGGCCTCGCCAATGCGGTCGGCTCCAGCCCGTGGTTCACCGTGCCTTGGAACGCCGATGCCGACTATCATCGCCACATGGCGCAGATGGTCCATGACAGCATCCCGGCTGGTCGCCCGGTATATGTCGAGGTGTCGAACGAAGTCTGGAATTACCAGTTCGGGCAGGCGGGGCAGGCGCAGAAGGAAGGGCTGGAGCGCAAGCTATCCACCGATGGCTTTGGCGCGAACCTCGCCCGTACCGCGCAGAAGATCACCGAAGTCATGCCGATCTGGGCTGACGTGTTCCGCGATCGGCCGGCAGACCTTGTGCGCGTGATGGCGACGCAGGCGGCTAATGCATGGGTGGGCGCGCAAATCCTCGAATGGAATGGCGGCGCTATCCTGCCCCATATCGATGCTGTTGCGATCGCACCATATTTCCAGGTCGATCCGGTGAGCCTGACCGGGGATCAGGCGGCGAATATGGCGCTGGTGGCCGCAGAAGCCCGCAAGCAGATCGCGGTATCATCCGCCGCGTACAAGGCGATGGTCTATCGCTACGGCAAGCGGCTTATCGCTTACGAGGGCGGGCAGCATCAGATCGACGTGGACAATGTCGAGCGTCTGACGGCCATCAACCGCGATCCGGCGATGGAGGCGATCTATCGCCAGTATCTTGCGGACTGGCAGGCGCTCACGAGCGACCTGTTCACGCTCTATTCGGCGACAGGGCCTATCAGCAAGTTCGGTGCCTGGGGCCTGCGGGAGTATGCGGGGCAGCCCCTGAGCGAGACGCCTAAGCTGCGGGGGGTGGTGGGGCGCTGAAGGCAGGGCTTGATACCTGCTTGGGTCTTGTATGCTTGGCCCGCCATGGCGGTTTCCCGGTTTGTCACATGGGCGGGCAGTGTCGCGAACACCACCGGCCCCGTCTAGCCGGTCCATCCCGGCTGCTTCAGCCCGATCTCTATACCAGGCGACTCAGCCTCCGTCCACCATCTGCTTGCCTGTCAAGGTGAAATGTGGCAGGGAATGTGGGCTGCGGCGAGTGCGCCGGGACAACCTCAAGCGGGCCTCGCTACGGTGCGGTCGGCAGGCGGATAGATGCTCACCCGGTGGATGGTGGGCTAGAACTTACCGCTGGCGGCAGAGGCCGGGATCGTCGCAGCGCCTTGAGGGAGTAAGCCATGAACACGGGTGGTTGATATTCAGACGGGGTGTCGAGCACATCGATCTAATAAGTGATAGGAAGATCACCGCCCCTCACCACCAAGGCCCCACCCCCATATCCCCCGCCATGAAGCGCCTGGCCCTCTCCCGGAAAGCCTCGCGCACCTCGACAGGCTCCTGTTCCCATACGCAGGTCCGTCGCATACCCTCTGGCCAGCGATCGGGATGCGTCCTGACGTATAGCTGCTCGGCGAAATCCTCTGTCACCGGATGCCCGCTATCGGGGATGCGCTGGTATCGGGAGAGCATCCCTCAAGGGTAGCATTGATCCGCGAAAGCACGAAGGGGTCAGACAGTGCCGCGATAGCGAGGATGGGTCAGCGCGGCCTCGATCATCTCGGTAGCGATCATCTTATTGATGTGCTGTGACCGGCCGATGTCGACAAAGGCTTGCACCCCTGACGGCTCATGGGTGATCCGGATGCCGCTTGGACCGCTGCCGACCTGCTGGCCTCCCTTTTCGCGGGGCGGCCATATCTCGACTTTGAGATTACCTTCCACTCCCCATCCCCTTATCCGATGGCTCAAGGGCGGCGCGGGAAGCGTCGAAGCATTCGGCATTAATGAAGGCCAAGTGGCGGCTGCCGTCGCCATTGCTGATGCGGAAGGTCGAGCGGCTGTCCGTCTTGAAGCGCTCGTACACTTCGCCATGCGTGATCTCGGCGAACGGTTTCAGTCGCTCCTCCAGTTCCGCAATCCGCCGGTCCTTCGCTTCTAGGGCGGTGGCGGCTTCGGCCAGTGCCGTTTCCGCCTCGACGCGCAGTTGGTGAGGCGTCTTGCCGGACTGGCGCTGTAGGGTCAGCGTCATCCAGCCTAAGTCGGCGCGGTGAATGTCCATCTGCACGTAATTGGACGGCGTATCGGTCCGCATCCCCAGCATGTTGGCCAGATACTCGCCGATGGCCGGGATAGGTCCGCCTTCCAGTTCCATGCCGAAGCCGCCACCCGGCATAGGCCCCATGTGCAGCAGCCGCGTTTCGTCCGCCACCAGCGCGGCGTCGTCGGGGGGCTGGGTCATGCGGGCTGGTCCTGAAGCGCGTAATGCTCGATCGACGCCAGCAGATGCCGTTCAGCGACATAGGCCGAGCCGTTCCAATCGGTGACGACATAGGTCGCACCGTCGCGCATCGTAATCTTCAGCTTGGTGTAGCTGTGCCCGCGATCCCACTTCATGTGCGACACGTCAGTCGCCCGCAGGAGCGCATCGTCTATCCGTACCATCAGCGGTGGCTGGTCTGTCATGCTCTATCTCTCACACAGGAGGATGGGGGAGTGGGAAGCGGTCGCCAGCTGGTCGGCTGGGCATCGATCGCGCAATCGCGGCCTACGCTCCAACCGAACGTCATCCAGCGCCGGCCAGTGCCCATGTTCACGAGCATGGCGGCATAAACGCCATCGTTGCCGTAGTAGTCGGCGCCGGGAATATGGATGAGGACGGCGACGTTCTCCGGTGCTTCGTCAGCCGGCCGCCAATCGGTATGGTCCGTCATTCGCTCTCTCCATTGCGGGCTATGGGATGCGGAGGGGTCATGGGTGGGGTTCCAAGACCTTGAGGCCCGCCGCTTTGGCCCGCCGGATCATGTCGGCAGTGCCGCGACCTCCGGGGAATGCCACGACTAGATCGGGCTCGCCTTCCTCTAACATCTGCTGGTTGCGGATCGGCCCTGCTGCCCGACCGTGCGTTTTCCAGTCGGCGACGAAGTGCTCGACCCGCACGCAGTTGATCGCCCCCCACTCGTAGGCAAAGCGGTCCGCACCGCGCGCGCCGCCTTCGATTATGCGGGTGATGCCAAGTTCGTCGTGAAGGCCATCAAGGCATCGGTCGACCGCGCACTGGTCCGCAAAGTCGCGACCGCCACAGACCAGCACCCTCACCACCCCCTCCACGGGCAAGGCACGCCCCAGACTGCGAGGGGAGTCATGACTCATCCATCGGCGTGCAGGTCCACGACGTGCTGGTATAGACGCTGACCTCGAACATGCGCTCGCAACTGCCGCACTCCAATTCAGTCAGGTCTTCGTCATAAAGCGAGCCGCCATCGTGCGTCTGCTGGTAGCCGCAATACGGGCACTCTGGCGCCACGGTGCTGTAGGTCTCTTGGCTCATCCCGTCACCTGCGCGATCGCATTGAGGTGGGCGAGTGGAGGGGTCATGCTGCGATCCTCTCTTGCTTGATGGTATCGACCATCTGGATGCGTTCGCCGATCCAGCGCATCACCGGCACGGCCATACTGTTGCCCAGCGCCTTGTACCGCGGCCCGTCCGCCATCGGCTTCCCTCGATGCGGGACCAGCGTGTAGTCGTCCGGGAAGCCTTGGAGACGTTCGCACTCGCGCGGGGTCAGGCGACGAACGGCGGCGCCCATCGCAACGGCAGGCGCATCGCCGCCGTCACCGGCAACTCTGAGGGTTCCACTGACATCGATGTTGCGACCGCTGTCGAAAGACTGGTTGCTGTAGAACATAGTCGGCACCAGTGGTGTACCCCGGCCGGTCCCATCCTCGCTTGCGTCGAACCCCTCACCGCGAAGAGCATGTGTAATCATCGCGTGGGGCTTATCCCCTCCACCACCGCTTGCCCGCAAAGCATGCGCGATTTCATCGCCTAATTCAGCGGTGCCGCCATCCTCTCGGCCACGAAGTGCAACGCTTCGAACAGCGCGGTAGGAAGCTCCTTCGCTCGCTTCTCTGCGCGGCGCAGGATTCCCCGACAGGCTGTGGCGCTCAGAAAGTACCGCTGCGGCACCTCGCCAGTCTCCAGCACATCCGACAACGAACACGCGTCTGCGGCGCTGTGGAACTCCGAAGAACTGAGCGTCCAGAACTCGGTAGGCGAACCCATACCCGAGTTCCCCCAGCCCCCCGAGGATGGCGCCAAACGCCCTTCCTCCGTCGATCGACAGGACGCCGGGGACGTTCTCCCAGACCACCCAGCGGGGCCGTGTGCGATCAGCAAGCCGGAGAAACTCAAGCGAGAGGTTGCCACGGTCGCCGCCCAGTCCCGCTCGGAGGCCAGCGACGGAGAAGTCCTGACAGGGGGTTCCGCCCACGAGAAGGTCGATTGGTCCATATTCGTCACCTCGAATGGTGGTGAAGTCGCCATGCAGTGGCGTGTCGGGATAGTGGTGGGCTAGGACCGCGCGAGGCGCTGGCTCTATCTCGCTGTAGGCCGCGGCCTCCCAACCGAGCGGCTTCCATGCGACGGTGCTAGCGCTGATGCCTGCGCATACGTCGAGGTAGCGCATCGGCGGACTGCTGGCGTATAGTGCGTTAGCCATGTGACCCTCCAACGGTCAGGTGGTGGGGCGTGGTCGATTGCAGTCGGCCGCGCCCTTTTTGGTTTTCCACTCCACTCGCTGTCAGAGGTGCATTTCGCCGGGGGTTTTCCACGCCTTCATGGTGTCGGTCGCGGTTGCCTGCGGTGTAAGGTTTCTTGACAGGTAAGTAGAACGTCAGCTTTTCTAGCATTTGTCGGCTCCGTTTTCCACTGTTTTGTACGTTCGCGGTGCGTTCTCCCACTGCGAAAAGGCATCATCAGCGAGCCGCGCCACGTCTCTTTTGCGGGCGTAATGCTCGACCATCTGCAGGCTCTGCCGGGATACAGCGGCCGTCTGCGCGACGGTGCATCCCGCCTCCAGAAGTGCATTGACTGCGTTCTTTCGCAACCCATGCGGCACGGTCTTGACGCCAAGTCCGGCGGTGAATGTCTGCAGCACATGCCGCGCAGCCGCTTCGTCCATCGGCTTGCCATCGCGGGTGCAGATCACGTCATGATCGTGGGGCCGATCCTGCAGCACTGCTCGCAGAGCGGTGTGCTGGGGAATGTCCAGATCGGCCTTCGTCTTGCCGGTCCTGATGCGAACGCGCCCGCCTGCAAAGTCCGACCAGCGCATCCGTACCACGTCACCGATCCGCTGCGCCGTGTAGTAGAGCATATGCGACAACAGCCGCACGTTCGGGTCGCCGGAGGCGAGCGCGGCCTGCAGGACAGGCTCTGGCCACGGCGGGTGTTCATTGCCCTTGATCGGCGAAATGTCGTCGCAGGGATTTGACGTGACGTATTCCCGCGCCCTTGCCCATGAAAACATTGATCCTGCAGCGCGCAGTGTCGCGTTCATCGCGCCAGGCGTTTCCGCCATCTTGTCGAGCAGACGCTGCATATGCCCGCGCGTGACTTCTGCGGCCGGCGCGGTGGGCATCTGGTGCGCCAACCGGGTCAGATAGATGCCGTACACCTTCTTGGTCGCATCAGACAGCTTCGCGTATTCTGCAGACCGCTCGAACAGGTCGATCAGCTTCGGGATGCGCATCAGGTCCGGGGCGCGGCCGCGATTGCGGTGGCCCATCAGCGCGGCGTAGCTGCCGCCAAAGCCGGGGTCGCGCAGATCGGGTAGGCGCGTATAGACCTTCTTGCCGTCGACCCGCTTGCCGGTGTCGAAGTAGTAATAGACCTTGCCTTTCGAGCGGACACGTTTGACGTACTTAGGCAGCAAGGCCCGGTTGATCCTTTTCCCAATCGTAGGCGCGGCCCGACAGGCGGTTGATGTCCTCGTCTATCGCGGCGCGGTCCCAATGATCCTCTCCCCCGATACGAACCGGCAGAGGCAAGCGGCCAATCGCGACCTCCTGCAGGAATTTGGCCGGCGCCATGTCGCAGTACCGGGCTGCAGTCGATCGCCGCATGAGGCGCGGCCAGTCAGGCGCAGCACTACCCATCATTCCCCCCTCTCGCGGATGGCGGCAGGCGCCGCATTGGTGAAAGACGGAACACGGTGGCGCAGATCGTCCATCAGGCTGCTGATGACCCGAAGCCGGACCCTGCACATTTCTGCATCGGCATCCCGGCCCTGTTCTTCGGCCAAGTCCTTTGCGGCCTTCGTGCGGTGGCGGTGGCGCTGCACTGTGGACATCACATCTGCCCTGCGGAAGATGATTGCCCCCGTTTGTGCGACCTTCTCCACCAGCGCGTCATCCGTCACAGGCACCCTCGCCTTGGTCATGACTGGTCACCTCGAATAAGCGCCGCGATGCGCAGAGCATCCTCCAGCGTGGCTTTGACATTGCGGAGAGGAATGCCCTTAGCGATCTGATCGCGGACGATCCCCGCCAAGCCAGCGTCAATGACCATCACATGGCCAATGAAAGCGGCTTCCTCATCGGTAGGCTCCCAGGCCATCACGCTCCCCCTCCCTTGTCGTCGTCTTGATCGGTGGGGGTGGCGGGCCTGTCCTGATCCCACATTTGCCCGATGATCGTGACATTCAGTGCCGAAATCATCTCGGCGGTCAGATGGCATCCTGTGCTCCGGCTAAAGGCTCGCCTCATGCGGTCGAGCGCATCGTGTGCCTCTTTCATGCTTCCTCCCCCGCCCCATCGGTCGCGGGTGCGCTGGGAGCGGCGGATAGGGCAGCGCTATAAGCATCCCACGCGATTTGCTTCTTGTCGGCATAGGTCGCGAGAGTGCGATTGTGCTGCGGATGCGATGCCCACCACGCTTCGAAGCGGTCCGGCAAATCCCCCTCCGCAATCGCAGGTTCGCCCGACGGGGCGGCGCGGGATAGGGCGGCGCGAGCGGCATCACCAAGGGGGCCACTAACCCCGGAGAGATCGGATGCCTCAACCACCATTCGCGCGACTTCTCGTAGCGCTGCCAAATCCACGTCCGCTGTAGCAGGCTCGCGGGCGAGGGACTGGCAGATCGTCTCCCATTCCGGACGCTTCAGGATCACGCGGTCGTAATCCTCGCCAATCTGGTCAATGATCTGCTGGCGGATGGAAGCCTCCACCCCCTCGCCGATCTTGCTATGCTGGGTCATTAGGATGCTCCCAAAGTCAAAGCAGCGTCATCACGCTGCGATTGGGTGATGCTGGCGTACTGATCGATCGCGTCACGCTCTAGGATGGCGATCTCGTCTGGATTGCCCTTCCTGACGTGCCAGCCACCATCGCGTGTGCCAGCGATCGACAGGGCTTCAGCGCGATTATATCGGCCGGCGCGGTCGATGAAGCGGGTGTAGCCGCACCGATCCTTGCCCCACCACGCCTGATGCTCATTCGACCAGACGAGGTACGCCTCCCGCAGCTTCTCGCTATCTGGCGCTAGGGTGGCGAATGCTTCACGGTGCTTGGCGAAAGCTTGGACCATCGCATAGTCGTCGCTAAAGCCATTCCGCATATCGGCTGCTACCCTGTCGCGAAGTCCAGGCTTGCCGCCCATAACTATGACAGCAGCCGCAGCCTCGCGATCCGCCTGGATCACGCTCACCTTATCCAATGCTTGTCTCCTTGGTGGAGTGGGCGCGGGCCTTCAGAGCCGCTGCGCAGAGAGCGAGGGGGGGCGTGGCGGCGAGGCAATGCTGTTGCTCGCTACCGACCCACCCATCCCGGACAGGCGGCATGACGCGTGCGAACGGGCCATCAATGTCGCTGCCGACCGCCCACAAGCTGTTGGTAGGCACCAACACACCGGCAGCATCTAGCGAGGCGGTGTAGCGGTGGTTCTGGTCTTCCGGGTCCCAGAGATACGCGTGACCGGTCGGCAGCGTCCTCGTCATGATCCAGTAGTCTAGCCGGCGATCCGGCCCCGTAGCCGCCATCAGCTCGTCCGCCAGCCGCAGCAGGTCTTGCGAGTCAGGCTTCATGGCAGCGTGTCCTCAAATGTCGGGTGCTGCTCACCGCGCAGCCGGATTGATCGCGCGTTCTCGCAGCCGATCATCTGCATCCGCAGGCCCAGATTATTGCCCGGCCCAAGCTGGTGCATCAGCCAGCCGACGCAGTGGACGCCCTCGGCGCTGTCATGCTCATGGCAGGCCATCACGCGGCCGGTGCTGCGAAGCGATCCCGGCTCGGCGATGGTATCCGCCAGCCCGCGATGCAGGTCGACGCTATAGCCGTTGGGAATGTCGTGCGGATCGGTCTCAACCCGCCACGGGCATTTCTCGCACTGGTGCGTACGCTTTAGTTTCCACGGCTTACCCATGAGACGCCTCCTTGGAGGTGGCGCGGGCGATTGCGGCGCGGGCGGCGTGCCATTCCTCGGTGAAGTCGCCGGGATGCTCGTCAAAGTCAGCGGGGACCAACGCGACCAGCGCTGCCAGCATTTGCTTTGACGCGGCAATCAGTACCGCATCGTCACGCATGACACCGGCGCAGATCAGCGATAGCTTACCGTGATGAACGGCGACTACCTGCCGCTCTTTCTCAGTCCACGGCATCACCTTCCACTTGCCCGGCGTATGCCCTGCTACCGTACCCCCGGTCATGATAGCCACCATGCGAACAGCGCCGCCCAGAAAGCGATGCCGACCAGCACCATCACCGCCCAGGTCAGCAGACGGCGCGGGCCGCTGAATTCCTCGGCGATCGGCAGGATGTCCTCCCTCTCCTGTACCGGGTGATAGACGGGGGTGTAGTGATCGCGGCCGATGTAGCGGATGCGGCGGGTGGAGAGATCATGGATCATGCTGCCTGCTCCTTCAAAAGTTCGGGGTCGCAGCCCAGCCACTCGGTAAGCAGCTTGACTGTATCGGAATGGAGGCGTTCGAAGTCGTCGCGGGACATGCTGGCGACGGCACGGCTATCCGGTTCAAACCGACGCTTGCCGTTGCGCAATTCGATGAACGAACCTCGGCGCAACGCCAGGGCAAGTTCATATTCCAATGCCTCGCGTGAGGACCAAAGACCCGACGCTTCCTCGACGTTGTTGAGCATCGCGAAGTAGGCGCGGTGCTGTGCCATGTTGCGAGGCTTCCAAACCTCGAAGAAGGCCTCTCCACCATCCTTGATCGTGGCCATCGCCTCACGGGCGGCGCGATCAGCGGGGACGATCGTCAGGCCGTTGCGGCGAAAGCGTGCTACCTCACGCATTGGACCGCTCCCGTTGCTCTTGCTCGATTTGTGAGCGGCGCGGGCTGGCGGCAATGAAGGCGCGGATTAGCGCCTCCACGTCCCTGCCCTGCCAGAAGCTGCGCTCGCCAGTGTGCTGCTGCGTGTGGCAGTCCTTGCAGAGGCTGACTGTGCGCCAGTCGTCTGGCTTCTGACCCATGCCGGCACCGGAGCCGATGCGGACATGCGCCACCTCGATCGGAGCCGTCGCACCGCATACTGAGCAAGCATGGTCACGGACGAAATTGCAGTGGGCCTGCGACCGCCAGCGGCTGGCGCGCTTCGGTTTTTTGGGGAGGCGAGCCGGGAGCATCACGACTCCCCTCCAAAAAGGATGGCCCGCACCTGCGGGATCGGCCGGCGAAGGCGCGAAGCCATGTCGCTGACCGTATCCCCATTGCGCAGCCACCCGGCCAAGGCGACCTGTTCCGCGAACAGGACCGGCGTGTCGCGGCGTTCTGCATAGGCGCCGGAGCGCCGCTGGTGGAGCCATGCCATCACGCATTCCCCGCAAGCTCGCGCTGCTTGCGCGAGATCACGTCGCAGAGGCCATCATGCTGTGTGCCGTCCTTCGTGTACCCGTCCCACCACGACGGGAGCGCTTCACGAAGCTGGCGGATGATGTCAGTGCCGTCCGCCAGCACCATGTCCAACTGATCGACATCGCCGCAGCCTTCGACATCGCGCCACAGGGCGCGCCCCATCGTCTTCAGCGCAGTCTTGTTCTGCGCCGGCCCTTGCGGGAACGGGCGGTCGCCGGGCGCTTCGTGAACCTGCACAGACACCGCGCCAAGGCCGTCGTCGTCTTCACCGCCGGTTGTGATGTTGAGCAACGCCAGCGCCGTGTAGCGCTTGCCGTAGGACGTGCTTGACCCGATCGCCTGTACGGCGTTCTTGGAGCCGCTGCTATCGTGCGGCAGGATCATCGTGGTTTCTTCGGAATGTCCGGCACGATGCGACAGAACTGCCGTTACGGTGACGCGACCGTCCGAATGCAGGCCAGTGCGGAAGAACAGTGAAAAGCCATGTTCTGCCAGCAGGGGGCGGATCGCCTCGTTGATGTCCTCCCAAAGCGCGAACGGGGTGTCCTGCTGCACCTCTCCATCACGCTTACCATTGGCCGTCTTTTCACGAACGATGATCCGGCCGCGCTCGCTGATCTTGGGCATCTTGGGCTGCATCGTCGCCAGAGCGTCGGCGAACACCGCCTTAGCTTCACGGGCCTGCACGCGCTCGTACATCGCCATCAGCCGTTCCATCTTGTCGATGTCGGTGTTGGGATCGCGGGCGCCGCGCTCGATTATGGCAAGTATGCTTTCACCCTGCCCGACGACGTTCGTTGGTTCGATCTTGGTCGCGATAGCGTTCACTGCATGTCCTCCTGCGCCCAGCGGGCGACATCATCGTCAAGGCCAGCACAGGCGACGGTGATCGCGTCGCTATTAGATGCCAGCCATTGCATTGCGGGGGTGGTGGAAGCGTCCAGACGGATTGTGGCGCTGATGGCCTCGTACCGCTGCGCGTCTGCGATTGGGGCTGGGGCGTGGATCATGCCGCCTGCTCCTGTTTAGTCGCGAGACGATCAGCCGTCAGATTGGCGATCATGTCCGCGAACATGACGAAGGTGTTGCGGCCGTCCGAGTGCGGCTTGTAAAAGTCAGCGTACCGGCGCGCTTCGGCTTCCAGATACGCGGTGACAGCCATGATCGCCGCCACAGCCGCCTTCTCGCCGTACTGCTCCATGCCACCGACAGTGCAGTGGTCGAGGTACAGGGCGCGGGTTTGGGCGGGCGTCATGCCGCTGCGCTCCGGCGAGCATTGCACACCATAACGACTTGCCGCGCCTGCGCAGCCGTCATCATGCCGATGTGGCATTGCTCAGACGGCAAGCCCATCTGATCGCTAAGCCAGCGATAGGCTTCGTGCCTGTCCATGCCGCCCGACCGCCAGAGCGGGTCAAAGACAGCATGGGCGTTATTGCGGGCGCGGCGCGTCTCAGGGCCAGCCGGATAGCCAAGCGGGCGCGTGGTCGAGCCGTGACAGCCGCAGTAAGCGCCGCACGCGCAGAGCCAGAATCGCTTGCCGTAAAGGTCGGAGCGATGCGGATAGATGCGCGCTCCGCCGACGATATTGGCGATCGCGCCGCACTCGATGCAGGCAGGATCGTCCGTGGGAACGGGCAGCGCGGCGGTCAGCGGTATGCCGTGGCTATCCCGGCGGTGATCTGCGAGCGCGGCCTCGGACTTATACCGGCGGTCGCACAGATCGCACGGGTATGGCTTGAGCGCGCTCATGCCGCCACCGATAGGCCGCTCTCAGCGACATAGACGGTGGTGAGGCTGTTCGGCTGCACCCGGTCCACCGCCTGTTCGACGGTCGGCTGCGACAGGATGCGGTCGACCATCGCGGTGTCACCAGCCGCCTCGGCAGCGAGGAACTGCGGGTCGAGGATCGCGGCGCGCAGGATATGCAGGCACTTGATCCGGAAGCCGGTGTACGTCGTCTCGCGGCGGTCAACGCGATCCCATGCGGGGATCGTCGTCAGCGGCGCGGGGCGGGTGATGAAGCTGTTCAGCAGGCGACGGACGCGGCTATCGCTCGTCCAGTGGCGCGCTTTGATGATGGGTGTGTGGTGCACTGCTTGCTCCCATGCTGCCAGCGAGGGGCTGGCCTGATGGGAGAGGTATGCGCTACGATATGCGTAGCGTCAATACGAAAAGCGTAGCAGACATGCTATTATTTTTCAGGCACACCTCTTGCCCTAAATCAGTGTGTTCGCCAGAACGGAAACAGAACAACGGAGAATGAAAAGGTGCAGCGCGTTAAGCTGTGCCAGCCGGAGTGTGAGGCTGGCTGCGTACCATGCTACCTAGATTGCGCGATGGCGCGATCTACGATGCTGTCACTGTCTCACGGTATCGACCAGCTGCTGCACGAGCAGCCACCGCCAGAGCATCCTCAGTGGCCTCGTTGGCGCGACTCCTACCAAGAAGCGCAAGCCCATATGACAGAGATTCAGCTAAGGCTTTCCGCGATCGATCCGTCATTCGACCAGTCGGGATCAACGGTAGTAGCGCATCTAGGATCGGTTCAAGCGCGCTCGCACTGAACGTCTCCCCGATCCCGAAATGCTCAATCAGCACCTTAGCCTCATCAAGGGTAATGCGCCGCTTACCCGAAAACACCTCTGCGATCCGCGATGACGGAAGACCGGTCAGCCGCGCCAAGTCGGCGTTGCTGGTCCGCCCTTGCTCTTTTAGGAGCAAAAGTTGGTCGAGGAGTTCGGCATGGCTTAACACCGCGCCTCTCTGACAAAAGCCGGTAGCGAAGTCCGCAACGAACAACGTAGTTACCCCCTTGCGCTTGTGCTACGTTTATCGTAGCTATCGGGAATGGCTACCGCGCATGACATTCTGAGCAAGCTGGGAGGCCCGGCAAAAGCCGCGCGCGTTACCGGCGTACCCCTCACCACCGTGATCGGCTGGCGTGATCGCAACTTCATCCCGGAATGGCGCCGGGCAGCGATCGTTGATGCGGCGCAGGAGAGCGGGGTTTCGCTGACGCACTCAGACTTCCCGCCAAAGCCTGCGCCCCGCCCCACCGAACAGGCGGTGACGCTGTGAGCGGGCCGTTCACCCGCGTCGGCAAGGAAATCCTCGCCAACGGCTATCACTATGCCGATGCCGCTGATGAGACGGCCGGACAGTTCATCCTTGACCGTCTCACGGCGCAAGGGTGGCAGCCGATCGAGACGGCGCCGCGTGATTACACTCGTATCCTTGTCTTCAGCAATCGCGGTGTCTTCGCGGTTGAGTTTGACCCCTCTTGGGGCGCCGACGGCTGGTGGCTCTGCGTCGATGGCAAGCATGACGAATATCCGCTGCGCGGTAATGCGCCCACCCACTGGATGCCCCTCCCCTCTCCGCCAGTGGAGGGCCGGTAAGTGGTAGACACCTGGGCCGCCTACTACCGCCGCGCCGCTGCTGAGGAAGCCGCGCTCGGGAATGACCGGGCTGCTGCCGCGTGCCTCCGTCATGCGCGCCGAGCCGACGTGTCCGCCGAACTGGCCCGCATGACCGTGCTTTTCCAGCAGCGCGCCATCACCGCTGCGGCGGGCTTCGGCCCCACTTCCACTCAATCGATCCATTCCGGGGCTAATGCCCCCAAAGCGGAGTAATATCATGCCGCGTCGATCATCGATCGTACAAGATATCATTTCGGCACAGGAGCGGATGCTGCGGCTTGCCGAGCGCGACCACGCCCTGACGCTGGACGTGCTGACGCAGGAGACGGGCATCCCCAAGCCCACACTCGCCAGCTACAAGCGCGGTGTCGCCATGCCGCATTATGCCTTCGCGCTGCTGTGCGAGGTGATCCCGGACGAGCTGACCTCGCTGCTGCTGCCGGCCGGCAAATATGTGTCGTCCAGCGAGCCCGAGGATGGCGATCTGGATGCGGTGGCGCGCGATGCCGCTGCCTTCAATGTCGAATATCTGGACGCGCACCACCCGGCCGGGGAAGGCGGATCGACCGTCACGCCTCGCGAGCGCGCCAATCTGCGGGATGCCGCGCGCCGGCTCGCCAGTGTCGCTCGGAGGGCAGCATGAAGCCCGCCACACAAGAGCAGATCGAGGAAGCGTGCATGACGCGCAGTGCTGAGGAAGCGCGCGCGTATCTCGCTGGCCTCGGCTATCACGCGAAGGTCACTCACTGCCGTGATACGGTGGTCCGGCTGGTATCGGCTGGCGCACGGGTGCCGTTGAAGACCGGCGCGGTTGATACCGAGATCAAGGCCGAGCACGCGGTGATGGGCAGTGATCGGTTGGCCCGCGCCATGATCGCTAGCTTCCGGCGCAAGGCCAAGCGCCTTGGCTGCACGGTCGAGGATGCGATGGCGACCAGTCTGTACGACCCAGCCACCGTGTCGGCCTGGAAGCGCGTCGCATGAGCCTCGCATCAGCCATCGGCGCTCACTTCGCCCGCCGTCGCCAGCAGGCCGCGCAGCTTCGCCTCGCCATGATGGTCGAGGCCCGCCGCCATAACCCCAACACCGTGCAGTACCGCGCCCGCCGCGCTGCTGCGCTCAAGCATACGAGAGGCCAAGCATGAGCGAGAACGCCACCAACGCCGAACTGCGCCTGCTGGCCGAGCGCATCGAGCGCCTGACCGAGGAACGCAAGGGCATCAGCGACGACATCCGTGACGTGTACGCGGAGGCCAAGGGCCGGGGCTTTGACGTGCCTGCCCTACGCGAGGTCGTGAAGTTGCGTGCGATCGACCGGCAGAAGCGCGAGGAAAAGGCCGCGATCGTGCAGCTGTACGGCGAGCAGCTGGGGCTGTTCTGACCGTGGCGGATATCATCCTCCCCTGGCCACCCGCCAGCCTGTCCGGCCATGCCAAGGGGCACTGGCGCGGCAAGGCAGCGGTGACGGCCAAACATCGCGAGTGGGCGTTCAATGCTGCTCGCGATGCGGGCTTCATTGCAGGTGCCTTGGAATTCCAAGGGACCGGCGACATCCGCATCATCGCGACCTTCTACCCGCCGTCACGCCGCGGCGATCGGGTGAACTTCCCCAATCGGATGAAGCCCTATTGGGACGGCATTGCCGACGCCCTGAAGGTCAATGACAGCCGCTTCCTGCCCAGCTTCGTCTTTGGCGAGCCGGTCAAGGGCGGCCAGGTCGTGGTGTCGCTATGAGCATGGACTGGTTCCGCTCGCATCACGGTGCTCCTACCGACCCCAAATGGCTGCTGATCGCCAAGCGCGCCAGCGTCCGTCCCATCCACGTCATCGGTACGTGGTGGGCGCTTCTCGACTATGCCTCCCAACACTCCGATCGTGGGTCTATCGACGGGTTCGATACCGAAACGTTCGCACTGTTCGCCGGTTTGGAAGACGAGCACGTGTCACGCATTGTCACAACGCTGCGTGACAAGGGGCTGATTGACGGCACTCGCATCGCCCAATGGGGGAAGCGGCAGCCCAAGCGCGAGGACGCCGATGCCAACGAACGGCAGCGGCGTCACCGGGCTAATAAGCCGAAAAACGGCGGAAATCCGCCATCTGGCGGCAGCGGTGGCACCCCTGACAGCACCACCCCCGGTGACGGTCACGCAATGTCACGCAATGTCACGCTAGATACAGATAAGATAAGAGAAGAAGATTCCGTTGCTAACGCAACGGGCACGGTCGTGCCGCTGAGCGCAGCCGCTTTCTGCAAAGCCGTCTTCGACAGCGCCATCCCGCTGATTGTGGCCACCGGACGCACCGAGCGTGACGCTCGCTCCGTCATCGGCCGCTGGCGGAAGACCTGTGGCGACGCCGACCTCCTCACCCTGATCCGTCAATCCGAAATCGAGATGCACAGCGATCCCCTCGAATGGATCACTGCTGCCGTGGAGACCCGCAATGGCAACCGAACTGGCACGCATTACCCCAAGCGCGACCGATCCAGCGAAATTGATGACGCTGCCCGAAACCTTGGCTTTGGCTGACAATCCCTACGCTCATGGGCCGTGGGATGCGCATCAGGCGGCCAAGAAATTCCACCCGGCCGCCCTGCCCCGGCTGATTGCGGCACACGACGCTGCGCTGGCACCGTCCGACCGGGACTGGCTGCAAAAGCGGCTCCGGCTACTGTGGAAGTCCTCGACGCCGGCTGGTAGCCTCGACGCGACGGCATGGCTGCACGAGACCGGCCGGTTGCTGGAAGACCTGCCGCAGGACATCCTCGCGGAAGCGATCGACCAAGCGGTGATGCAGAGCGAGCGCGGGTTCATGCCCAGCGTTGGCCAGATCCGCGCCATTGCCGAGCCCCGCCTTCGTGATCGTCAGCGCGCAGCTGCCCGTCTCGCCGCGATCCGCGACCGGGACGAAGTATCCGCCAACCCGACTCCGCCCGCGCCTGCCGATACGATGGAGTCGACTGCGGACATCCTGAAGCGCGTCTGGCCCGGCATGGCCAAGCACGAGAAGGGCCACCGCGACGACGGCGACAAGCTGAACTTGAACCCCGATCGCGAGTGTCGCCGGCCGAACGCGGCGGATTACAAGCGGCTGTTCGGCATTGAACTGCCGCCCGAAGATCAGGCCGCGTGATGTGGTCCCTTGGTATCACGGCCGGCGGTTCTTTGCGTGCCACTGCGGCTACCGCGCCGAGACGATCGACGGCAGCACGCTCGACACCTGCGAGCAGTGCAAGCGCCGAGACTTTTCCGAATGGGTGCCGCCCGCTGTGCGCCGCGCCCGTCAGCAGTCCTGTGCATAGGAGCAAGTGAGCATGCCACGTCCGACACAGGCTGTGCCCGACGACTTCGCGAAGTACGCATCGATCGAGGGAAACCTTCGCCTCCGAAAGCGGTACGGCGTGGGAGGTGCTACGATCGAGCGCTGGCGTGCCATCATCGGTGCGCGGTATAACCGGCCCACTATGCCCAAACAGGTCAAGATCGCGGCTAAGAAACGCATCCGTGCCCGGTGGCAGGCGCAGGAGCGGATCGAGGACCTGGACGATGGTTTTGATCTGGGGCGGTGCGCTCGTAGCGGGGGTGTGGGGGGCTGGTGATGAGTATCCACGCTACTTCATTGGGGTTGCGACTGCCCGTATATTTGTTTGATAAACTGCGTATGGAAAGGCGCCGTAGCGGGGCACCATACTCCGAAACGACGCGTATCGCGCTAGACCGGTATTTTGAGGCAGAAGCCATGAATGACGCGAAATCTACCGATTGGGCGGATCGACGCAGGGGTTATGATCGGCCGTGGCTTTCAGCGAGGGAATGGTTGGCGTTCTACTGCGAGGAAAATGGCGACGCTGAGATGGCACGTAAGTTCCTTGAGGATGATGACGATCCTATCGTAATCGCCGCAGTAAAGGCTTCAATCAGCTTCTGCCGACAGGAGATACAACGCGGCAGGGGCAAAGCCGATGCCTGACACCGAAAATACGGGCCGGCAACGGTTCGTCCAGGCAGGCGAGCCACACCGCTTTGGTCCCGGTAACCCCGGTCGCCCAAAAGGCGCGCGCAACAAGCTAGGCGAAGCGTTCATTGAGGCTCTGCATGATGACTTCGGCAAGCATGGGGTTGAGGCGATCGTGGAGGTGCGCGAGAACAAGCCCGACCAGTACCTGAAGGTCATCGCCTCGCTGCTGCCCAAGGACGTGAACCTCAATATCACTGATGACACAAGCGAGATGACGGATGACGAGCTTGTCGAGCGGATCGAGCGCCTCACGTCGGCAGTCGCTCCTTTCCTCGCTGGCCGAGCTGGAGACGCTGCGGAAGCAGCTGGCACGACGGCGGCTGCTGGCCTTCACTGAGTACACCAACGCGGTCTATGTGCCGGCTGGTCATCACCAGCGCATTGCCGAGCAGCTGGAGGCCGTGGAGAGGGGCGACATTGACCGGCTGATGATCTTCATGCCGCCCCGCCACGGCAAGTCGGAACTGGCATCCAAGCGCTTCCCGGCGTGGTGCTTGGGCCGCGACCCAAAGCGCCAGATCATCGCTGCCAGTTACAACAGCGATCTCGCATCCGACTTCGGCCGCAACGTCCGCAATATCGTCGCAGCCCCGGAATTTGGGCAGGTGTTCACCGGCGTATCGCTGGCGCCTGATAGCCAAGCCGCCAATCGTATGAACACCAATCGCGGCGGGACTTATGTGGCCGCCGGCGTCGGGACGGCGGTTACGGGGCGTGGTGCCGACATCGCGCTGATCGACGACCCCTTCAAGGATCGCGAGGAAGCCGACAGCGAGCGTCGACGCGAGACTGTGTGGGACTGGTATCGATCGACGCTCTACACCCGCCTGATGCCCGGTGGCGCTGTCGTGCTGATCCAGACACGCTGGCATGAGGATGATCTTGCCGGTCGACTGCTGGAGCATGAGGGCCGCGTTGAGGATGGTGGGCAATGGACCGTGCTGGACCTGCCTGCGATCGACGCGAGCGGTGCTGCGCTGTGGCCCGAATGGTACGATGTCCCTGCGCTCATGCGGATCAAGGACACGATCGGCCAGCGAGAGTGGTCTGCGCTCTATCAGCAGCAGCCCCAACCCGACGAAGGCACATACTTCCAGCGCGACTGGCTCCAGGAATGGACCACGCTGCCGCCTCTGAATTACTACGGCACCAGCGATTACGCTGTGACGGACGGCGCGGGCGATTACACCGTGCATCGCATCTGGGGCGTGGACCAGCACGGCACGATCTACCGTGTCGCAGGCTGGCGCGGGCAGTCGACGTCGGACGTGTGGATAGACCGCAAGATCGACCTGATCGAGAAGTGGAAGCCCCTCGCATGGTTCGGTGAGGCAGGCGTGATCCAGAAAGCGATCGAGCCGATGCTGCGGCGCCGGATGCTGGAGCGCAAAACCTTTTGCCGGCTGGAATGGCTGTCCAGCATCAGTGACAAGCCAACACGCGCCCGTGGCTTTCAAGCGCGGGCCGCGATGGGGAAGGTGCGCTTTGAGCCGGGCGCAGACGTCAGCGAGTATCTGATGTTCCCGGCCGGCAAGCATGACGACGACGTTGACACTGCGTCGCTGATCGGGCGGGCATTGGACGAGATGCACCCGGCGATCGTGCAGAAAAAGCCGCCTGACGATCACACGCCAAAGGACCGTTGGCACAAGAAGCCCAAGCAATCACCTGCTTCCGCATGGGGTTGATCGCGTAAACTGCGCTCATTCTATGCCTAAACGAGGGGCGCATGATCGAGACTGCCGACGCACCGCTGCGCACCGCTCATGCTGTCGTGCCGCATGGCCAGATGAAGGGCGATGACGGGCATAGCGTCACCCCGGAAGGTCAGGGCCGCGATCCCGATGAGATGGAGCCGCCGAACGTCGAGCGGCTGGAGCGGATGTTTGATGAGGCGCGCGACCTCACCGATCGAGCGCGGCGCGAACAGCAGATCGATCAGGATTATTACGATGGCCCGGCGCAGCTCAACAGCGAGGTGCGCACGATTCTGAAGGCGCGCGGCCAACCCCCGATCTTCGACAACCGCATCGCGCCGGCGATCGATGGCATTCTAGGGGTAGTTGAGAGTGCGAAGGTTGATCCCCGTGCCTTCCCTCGCAACCCCGAGGATCAGGGCAGCGCCGATGTCGTGACCAAGACGCTGCGCTACACCGCTGACATCACCCGATGGCAGCAGGTAAAGCTCAACTGCGCTGAGGACTACCTGAAACAGGGGCTAACCGCCGCGATCGTTGAATGGGATGGCCGAGAGGTCCGCGTCGAGCAAATCCGCTGGGAGACATTCTTCTACGACCCCAAGAGTCGCAAGCATGACTTCAGCGATGCGAAGTACAAGGGCGTTGCCAAGTGGATGTACGCGGACGAGGTGCGGCAAGCATATCCCGAGCGTGCGAAGGCTATCGGCGACGTCTGCACGACCCGCGACAACAGCGCGGACGAGACGTGGGATGATCGCCCGACCGATCAAATCCGGTGGGTCGACAAGCGGCGCAACCGCGTGCTGGTCGTGGAAATATATTATCAGCATGGCAGCGAGTGGCTGCGTGCGGTCTTCTGTGCAGCTGGCTGGCTGGAGTACGGCAAGTCGCCCTACGTCAACGTTCTGACGGGCGAGACGCGGTGTCCGATCGAGGCGCAGAGCTTTAAGATCGATCGCGAGAACAACCGCTATGGGCCCATCCGCAACATGCGGCCTATGCAGGACGAGGTGAACGCCCGCCGGTCGCGCGGCCTTCATCTGCTCAACAGCCGGCAGGTTCAGAACACCGACATGAACGCCCCGCCGGTAGACACCGACTTGGTGCGCGCCGAAATGGCTCGCGCTGATGGCGTCGTGCCAATGGGCTATCAGGCGGTGCCGACAACCGACATGGCAGCTGGCAACTTCAACATGCTCGCGGAGGCAAAGGAAAGTCTGTCACGCATGGTCCCGGTCGCACTGGCGCAGGACCTGCGCGAAGGATCGGCATCATCAGGGCGTGCCCGTCAGGTCGCACAGCAAGCAGGCCTGACGCAATTCGGGCGCGGCTTCGGGCGACTGGAGGATTTTGAGGAGCGCATTTACCGGCAGATGTGGATGGCGACGCAGCAGTTTCGCACTGATCCTTGGTACATCCGTGTCACAGACAACCCGCGCGCGCCGGAGTTCTTGCAGGTCAATATCCCTGTGATGGGCCAGGTCATGCAGCCGCAGCCCGTCACCGATCCTGCCACCGGTCAGCCCATAATTGATCCCGCTACCGGGCAGCCTGCAATGCAGATGGTGCCCGGCATCGGCCAAGTCGGCGTCGACAAGCAAATCAGCGCGATGGACATGGATATCATCATCGGCACCACCCCCGATACGATCGCGCTGGAGCAGGAGGTGTTCGACAGTCTGATGGAGCTGGTGCGCGGTGGTGTTGATCCCTTCTCGCCACAGTTTGAATTGCTGATCGAGATGTCGCCGCTGCCTGACAAGGTGCGCATCTTGGAGCGTCTGAAGTCTTTCCGTGAGGAGGTGCAGCAGCAACAGGCGCAGGCCATGCAGCAGCAACAGGAGATGCAGGCGCGCGCGCAGCAAATCGGCGAAGCGCAGGCGCAGGCTGATATCCAGGCCAAGACGGCAAATGCCGCACTGACTGACGCCAAGACCATGCAGACACGGGTCGAGACAGAGAAGTCGGCGCTCGATGGGCTGTTGGCCAATCATCTGGAAGATCAGCAACAGGCTGCTTGACGGCGCCTCAGCCCCCTTCGGACAATACATCAGCACCTATGCCTAAATAGGGGCCGCTGCCGCCGAGCATACGGGCGACACGGGTTCCCTGCCCCGCGAAAACAGGGTGGCCGCCGCACCGGGCGTGTCGTTGTCGTCCACGATACGGGCGAGAGGGGTAAGGATCATGGCCGAAGATCACGACGCACTGTTCAGTGACGATCTGGAGGAAGCTCCGGAAGCCGAACTGCCGGTCGAGCAGCCTGAGGCGGAAGCGCCTGAGGCGGTTGAGCCGGAGCAGCAGCCTGCGCCTGAACCCGAAGCCGAGCCGGCACCGCAACAGCAGCAGCGTCCCGACGCGGGGTATGTCCCGATCGGCGCGGTTCTGGATGAGCGGGAGAAGCGCAAAGACCTGGAACGCCGGCTGGCGGAATATGAGCGTCAGCAGCAGTCTCAGGCACCTGATCCCTTCGATGATCCACAGGCGTTCGCCCAGCACCAGCAGGGACTCGTGCAGCAGGCCATCATCCGCGATCGGTTTGAGCGATCCAACGAGGATGCGGTCGAGAAGTACGGGGAGGATGAGGTTCGCAAGGCCATCGAGTGGGCCACGGGCCGGGCGCAAGCCAATCCGTCCTTTGCCACCGAGTACATGGGCAAGACGCGGCCTGTTCAGTGGATCGTCCAGCAACACCAGCGCGACGCACTGATGTCCGACATCGGCGACCCGAGCAAACTGGATGACTGGTTCGCACGCGAAGCCGCCAAGCGTGGATACGCAATGCCGAGCGCCACGACCGCAGCGGCTGCCTCTCAGGTGGCCACCCCGCATCAGGCGACCCCGCCTGTGAAGGTCCCGCGAAGCCTCGCGACGCAAGGGTCTGGCCCTAGCGATGTACGCGATGTTGCGACTGGTGCCCTTGCAGCCGTGGACGCCGCATTTCCTCAGTGAGGTGACAAGTGGCTGAAGTACAACTTGCGAGCGTGAATGAGATCACGCTGTGGAAGAAGGATTACCTGACCTCCTATGTCCGCGCGTCCGGCTTTATGCCGTACATGGGGCGCGGCGAATCCTCGATCATCCGCATCCTGCGCGATCTGTCGACGCAGGCCGGCACGTCGATTATCGTCCCCCTGATCCTCGAACTCAACGGTCGCGGCGTTGAAGGTGCCGAGGTGCTGGAGGGCAACGAGGAGGAGATGGAGAATGTGGGCGATCAGGTCCGCATCAACTGGCTCCGCAATGGCGTCGTCGTGCCGAAGTCGACCAGCTTCCGTACCGAGATGGACCTACTCGGCGCGGCTCGCGAGCGCCTGAAGACGTGGAGCAAGGTGCAGCTGCGCAACGCGATCATCAACGCCTTCAAGTCGGTGATCGTGCCGGGCGTGATCGACGCGGACGGCAACCCGCTGGCGGACACCGCCGTCCGCTACGAGAACTCGACGGCAGCGCAGCGCAACACCTTCCTCCAGAACAATCTGGACCGGATGCTGTTCGGCAACGCCTATGCCAACTCGGCGTCAGGCAACTGGGCAACCTCGCTCGGCAACGTCGACAGCGTGAACGACAAGATGTCTGCGCAGGTCATTCAGGCGGCGAAGTCGCTGGCCAAGCGGACGACCAACGCGACCAACGGCATGTCGATCAACCCGTATCAGGCGGACGCGACTGCGGGCCGTGAATGGTATGTGATGTTCATGGGGTCGGACGACTTCAACAACGCCAGCCGTGATCCGGTGATCTATACCGCTGACAAGGATGCGCGCGAGCGTGGCGTCGACAACAACCCGATCTTTCAGGGCGGCGACCGCATCTATGACGGCGTGATCCTACGCGAGATTCCCGAACTGACGCCGATCGCCGGCGCCGGTGCATCGGGCGTCGACGTGGGCCGCTCGTTCCTGTGCGGCGCATCGGCGCTGTCGGTCGCATGGGGGCAGGACCCGACGCCCAAGACGGATCGTGATCGTGACTATGGCTTCCGGCCTGGTGTCGCGATTGAGGAACTGCGCGGTCAGAAAAAGACCTCGTTCAAGGGCACCAACTTCGGCGCGGTCGAGGTGTTCACCGCTGCCGTGCCGGTCGCATAAGGAGACGGAAACGTGGCTATCAAGCAATCCATCCAGATGACGCCGCCCAAGTTTCCCGTCTCGGGGCCGGGCATCGGCGGGCGTTCGATCAAGGTCGAGCGTGCCGAATACAATGCCGCCACGCAGGGCGCGGTCGCGGCTGGCGATACCGTGCAGCTGTTCAAGCTACATCCGGGGTTCCGCGTCACCAGCGGCTTTATCCAAGTGAAGAACGGCGGGCTGGGCGCGGGCGTGACGGCGACTGTGGGCGATACGGCGGTGCCTGACCGCTACTTCGCCTCCAGCTCGCTCGCTGCTGTCGGAACCACCACTGCCATCGCCGAGACGGGGCGCGACTATCTGACGCCGCGCGCCTACACCATCGTCAACCTCAACGTCGCCGGCGCGACGACCAACACTACCGGTTCGGTCGTCGTCGAAATTCACGGCTACATCGAGGAACCGGCATAATGGCCAAGTTCACATGGCTCGGGGATGGTGATCCCGAGGCACAGGACATCACCCTGTTCGGGCACGTTTTCGTGAAGGGGGAGTCGGTCAATGTCACGGACAAGAATGTGGCCGAGAAGCTGGCCGGCAACCCGATGTTCACGACCGAAAAGGCGGACCCGACGCCGGCAGATGAGCCGACCTCCGAAGAGCTGGCCGATCGTGCCGATGAAGGCACCGAAAAGGGCGCTCTCAAGGCCCGGCTGAAGGGACTCGGCGTGACGATCACTGGCAATCCCAGCATCGATACGCTGCGCAACAAGCTGGTCGAAGCGACCCGCTGATGGCGACCTGCCGCCACATCGTGAACAGCGCTCTCCGCAAGCTGGGTAGGCTTGGCGGTGGGCGCGAGCCACGCACGGCGGATAGCACGGAAGCGCTGGCTGCGCTCCAAGGGCTGTATGGCTCCTGGATCGCATCCGGCGCTTTCGGGCGATTGGAAGACGTGATCCCGACCGGCAGCACTTTCACCGCATCTGGCGGCCAGCGAATCATCCGCAATGGCCCTGACCTGGAGGTGTCGCTGCCCGAAGCAATCTCGGATGGCTGGGTCAACGATTACGGCACACCACGACGTGGCTACTACGGCACCGTCGTCAAGATTTCGACCGAGGGCGACAACATCATCGTGGACGTCGAGGCATCGCAGCCGATGGGCTGCGTGCTGCCTCCGCGCGATGGATCGCCGGTCATTATCACCGATCGCGAAGGCGGCCAGACGGCAGCATGGCTGTACGATGGCACGCTGAAGGCTTGGCAACGGGTGGATGCGCTACAGCTTGACCTAGAGGCGCCGCGAACAGCAGCTGATCCAGAGGGGCTGGCGGCTACGCTGGCGCTGGAAATTGCAGACACGTTCGGCGCGGAGGTCGGGCCTGCGACCAATCGGCAAGCCATCCGATTCCAGACGGCCATGACGCATCGCTACGGGATGCGTCGCGAGGCTACGGCGGGAGTGTATTTCTGATGAGCGTGACGCTTAGCCGCAGTCTGAACGCGGCCCCAGTCTATATCGTCAACAGCGACGGGCAGGATGTGAACTTCATCCAGTTGCTGTCCAATCTATCATTGGCCGGAGGGTCGGCAACGGGCGATCTGGACACGAATGGCAGCCCCGTGCCGACCAACAAGGCGCATACCTACACCTACGACGATAGCGGAAACCTCTCCACAGATACGGTGACGGATGGCGTAGGGACGTGGCGTCGAACGTACACCTATACCCCATCTGGCCCTGCATCTGACAGCGGGTGGGTCAAGCAATGAGTCTTTCTCCGAACCGCGTCATCGCGTTCATGCGCAATGGCGATATCAAGCCGGTGGTGACGCCGATCCGCATGGTCCCGGTTGCGACGAAGACGGCACCGAATGGGGCTGATGATCTCATCGCGGCGAATGTGACGGCGTTCACCGTGACCAATCCGAATCCGTTCGCTGTATGGTTTAAGGGGTGGATCGGTGCTGCAAACGCAATGACGACGCCGCTTGCTGACGGCAATTATATCGCGCCTGGTGCCACGGTCACACAGTCCAGTACCCGGCCTGATTATATCACCGCCATGCCGGCGGATAGCCTGCTGGCGCCGATCTACGCCGCAGATGGTACGACGCTGCTCTACGATATGAGCAAGGCCTATCTGGTGTTTGTGTTTGGAAGCGGACTGTGACGGTCAAAGGCGGCGGCTTCAGCGCCCCCGGTAAAACCGGTCCACAAGGTGCAAAAGGAGACAAGGGCGATGCCGGTGCTACGGGTGCGATCGGTCCCGCAGGATCGGCAGCGTCTGCCACTCCGCTAGGCACCACGCCCGCCCTCGCCCTCGCCACCACAGCATCCGCCGGCACCTCGACCAGCGCCGCCCGCGAGGATCACGTCCACCCTCTGCCCTCCGGGCGCCTAGCCCTGATCGGCACCTACAGCGTAGGTGAGGCAGGGCTGGTCACTGTCGCGCTAGCCGTGCGCCGCTATAGCCTGACGGTGACGGGCGTCACGACCACGGACCGCCTTGTCGTCACGCTTAACGGCATCCCCCAGAATGGCAGCTTGCAAGACGTGTACGTCAGCGCGGCGAATACGCTGTCTGTCGGCGCGCTGGTGCCAACCTTGGGCGTTGCTGCGACCGTCGCTGTTCCCATCGCTGTTTATAAGGTCGTCTGATGCCTGCCATCCCGCTCGGCATCGGCAGCTACAAGCGCAGCGACGGCCTTGTGCCCGAGGTGGTACTGCGCAACTTTTACCTGGAGGAAGACAAGAGCGGGATCAGCCCTGACAAAGTGCTGCGCATCCAGCGCCCCGGCCTGAAGCGCTTAGACGATCGCACGGACCGGATACGCGGTCTGCACTATCGCACGTCGACGGGCGAACGTCTCTCTGTGGCCGGAGATGTGTTGTATTCAGGCGCTATCGGCAAGGGAGCGGTGCCTGGTAGGCTGCCGACCGCGCTGGTTTCCACGCCCTTTGCCACGCTGATCGCCAGCGACGGCAAGGCGTATCTCTACAATACTACGATTGCCGCCCTGCCCTTACCTAGCGACGCCCCATCTGGCGGCTATGTGCAAGACGTCGAGCAGCTAAACGCTTACGCCATCATCCTGCTGCCCAACGGACGGTTCTACTGGCTGGTGCCTGGCAAGACCGCGATTGAGGCACTGGACTATGCCACGGCGGAAAGCCTGCCCGACAAAGCAGTGGCGGTGCGCCGGCTGGGCGACGAGTTCTGGATATTTGGCACGCAGAACGTCGAGGTATGGCAAGCAACGGGTGATCTGGATGCCCCGTTCCAGCGCGCTTCGGGCCGTAATTTTGAGCGCGGCTGCATTGGTCGGGATGCGGTGCGGCGGTTCGATAATACCCTCGTATGGGTCGGTGACGACTGCCAAGTATATCGCGCCTCATCTGTGCCCCAAGTTATCAGCGATCCCGGCATCGCCGAGCGCATCCGCAAGCGGACCAGCGACTGCTCGGCATGGACGTTCGGTCTGGATGGCCACAGCTTCTATGTCCTGACAATACCCGGCCAGGGCGTATTCGCCTTTGACGCATCCACGCAGGCGTGGAGTGAGTTCACATGGCCGGCCGGCTATGGCTATCAGGAAGCGGGCCAGATCATCGCAGGATCGGCCGTGGATGGTCGACTGTGGACTGTGGATGCCGATGCACTGACCGATGACGGCGCGGTATTCGAGCGCACCGTGACGGCGACGATCCCGGTCATGGGCAAGCCGCCTCGCAATGACAGCGTGTCGATCGGCGTCGGCTCCAGCGACACTACGACGATCCGCCTGCGCTGGAAGGATGGACAGGACGACTTTCCTGACTATCACGAGGAGCTGACTGCTGCGGCGCCGATGGACGTCGCGCAGATGTGGCGGCTTGGGATGCCGGATCAGCCCTATCGCACCTTCGAGGTGAGCTGCGTCGAGCCGGTCCGCATTCGCATTGCGGGCATGATGGCGAATGAGGGTTGGTCCTGATGCTCGAACCGGTCCGGCTATCGCGCATCACGGCGCAGGTGCAAATCACTGATCCGCAAGGCCGGCCAACACCGGTGTTCATGCGGTACTTCAACGACACGCTGAAGCTGATCGAGACGACGATTAACGGCGTCGTAGATGCACAGAATGCTGCAGATGCCGCGCGCTTGGCGGCGGACACCGCGCAGGAAACGGGCGAGCAGGCGCAATTCACGGCGGACGGCAAGATTAGCCAGGATGACGCGGACAAGCTCTATGTAGCGCGTGACGCGACGCCGGAATGGATGCCAGCGACTGGCGATGCCGATCGATCGAGCTTTGCGGTCTATCAAGCCCCGATCATCACTGATCCGCCCACCGCAGCACAGGTGCAAGCATTGGCGAACGCGGCTCAGACGATGCACCAGCACATGAAGGCGCTGGTGGACGACCTGATCCTAAACAGTACCGTGACAGGCTGATTGCGCGCCTGTGCGCGGCATCCGACAATTCCACCGGATATGCCTATACCGGGGCGCGCAATAGGATATTGAGGGATGGTCGTACCGCTTATTGCAGCAGCAGGCATCGGTGCAGTTGGGTCGATCCTTGGCGGCCTGCTCGGCGGAGGTAGCGCCAAGAAAGCGGCGCAAATCCAGCAGCAGACGGCGCGGGAACAGATCGCGGCCAATGAGCGCAATCGGGCGCAGTTGGTTGGTCTATCGCAGCCATCAATCGACCGTGGCAATTCGGCTGGTGATACCTTCGCAGGCTTGCTGGGTGTCGGAGGTGATCCTGCCGCATCGGCAGCGGCGCTTAACACCTATCGCGGCTCGACCGGATATCAAGACTTGCTCAACACCGGGCTGGGGGCGGTCAACGCGCAGGCTTAC